CTTCAAAAATACCGTGAACATCACAGTAGTAGTCTTTCAAGACAGCCATTTTTACCCTCTTAGTTGCTCGTCAAAACTCGGATTGCTGTAGTCATGGCGGTTGACGAGGCCCACCTTGACCTTCACGCCTTCTGGAGTGACCTGTAGTTTCATCTGCCTCATGATGGGAGGCTCGGGAGTGCGCCTGTATTCCACGTAACGCTTCTGGTTCTTGTCACGCATAACCCGCACAGAGCCTTCTTTCCAGTGCGCGTATGCCTTGTTGACACGCATCTGGATGTACTCTGACAGAGGCTCTTCCTCGTAGACAAAAACAGAGTGAAACATGCGAAGAGAGATGCCAGCAAGCTCGCAGAAACGCTCTATAGAGATGCCACGGTCTTTGTCATCATAAAACCGGCGCATCTGCTTTTTGAGTTCCGTCTTGCTCAGCGGGTTGTTTGAAGTACTCAATTTCGTACCCCTTCTTCAACAGGTGTTCCAGAAACATCATCTCTTTGTGCATGTTCTGAGGCTCGTGCTTGGTTGTGTCTATCCTAAGCTTGTGACCTCCTACCAATTTGCGGGTAGGGCCGTGACAGCCGAACAGCTTGTCAAGGTCAAAGTCATCGTGGTAGCCAGGGCCAAAATACTCTACAGAGAAAAACTTGGCTTCTTGATCTGGCGCGTATTTCAGTCCACACCGCTCTAGCTCTGTTCGCATGAACCCTGTTAGCTGCACATCTTCGTTACAGAAAGGCATGACGTTGTAAGCTTTGTGCATCACGCCATGTTTGCCAGGGGCTTGCAGCATCTTCTTGCTTCGCAGAGAAAACCCACCGTTTTGGATGATGTGCTTAGGCTCTGTTTCCTGTTGCCAAGTCCAGTTGTAGTAGTACTTTTCAGACGTTAAGGCGCAGTGTGTAGGAGCGCCTACGTAGTCGTACTCGTACCAATCCTTGTTGAAGTTGTTTCCGTCTAACACCCAGCCATCGTCTTGAACGATGAGAACATGGCTTGTGTCTACAAAATGATGCAGGGCATACATCATGAACCACGAGTACTGGAAGTAGTCCAGCGGGAAGATTCCCTTGTGGTCTATAAACCAAGGAAGTGTAGGTGGCCTGCTAGGGCTTAGCAGTAGAGCCTTGCTGCCAGGAAGTTGTGTTGAGCTTCTGACAAGGCTTGGAATGGCGCTCGTGCCATCGTTATGGCCGTACACCGCCACCACGGTCAAATTACTGTGTTCCATACAAACCTATCCGCTTGAGGTAGTCGCTGACGTTTCTGCCAACAGCAATTTGTTCAGGCGTGTAGTCTTCCTGCGCCTTGCTGATGTCGCGGGTAATCTTCTGGGCTATCAGGCGAGGCTGTAACTGCTCTGCAAAAGCAACGCTGGCAAGGGCAGTGGCAATGACCCTATCGTCTTTGCCACGCCCAGGAGCGCCCAAGAAACCACTGTCTCGCACAATGCCCTTCATTTCCTCCAGCAACTCCATGCTGTAGACACGCATCATGTCTCGCTCAAAATAGTCTTTCATGTAGTTGAGCATTCTTTCCTTGGACGATGCTGTAGTGACGTAGCCAAGACTGTTAGACAGGCCACCAAGGGTGTCGTTACGCCTCCAGATGTAATTCTGCATAGAACCGAGCACATCCATCAAGCCATGCCCCATAGGACCGCCCATAGAGCTTGCCATGCGTTTGAGGTTGCGTATCTCGTTGATGACCGCCTGACCTGGGCCGTTGACCTCCAAGTTAAGCGTAGAGTTCTTGTACGCGCCAGCAAGGTGAGCAATAACCCACGCAAACTGGTAGGTGTTAAGTTCACTGGTTGCAAATTCTGCTACTTGGTCAAGGCCGTCAGCGTAGCATCTGAACACCTGTATGCAAAATCTATCTGCCCAGTCTGAGCTTCCGTAGGCTGGATCGGCTCCAATAACGTAGTAAGCCGAGTCAATAGGTTGTTCCCACACGCGAAGCGTGGACAGTCTCTCTGTACTTCTGAGCACCTCGGTGTCTTGGAACAACTGACCAAAACTGTAGCGGAAGTCTTCATGGTCCCTCTTCTTACTTTGCTTGGCAGATTCTGTGCATCTCGTGTGTGAGAAAAAACTAGTGCCAGTCATGACGAAGGCATAGTCTTCTGTAGGAGGGAACTCCTGATACATCAGCGTCTCGTCTTTGATGCCTTCGTGCATCTTCCAGCGCCACCACGCCATCTGACGAGAGTTGATGTCTACACCGTAGAGCTTCTTGATTTCCCTAGTCCACTCTTTTTCTTCTGACTTTAGCTTGCCATCCCAGTACACCTTGTAAATCTGGGAGTCACCAGCAACAGAGTAGAACTCGTTACGCCACCAACCACAGAAGATTGCTCTTTGTGTCTTTGCTCGCTTGGCAGTCTTGTACATGTCGTGGAACATGTTAAAGCCCTGAGCAGTGGACTCAAACATGTAAAGCCTCTCTGCATTCTTCTCAGCAAGAGAAGCTATCAGAGAAGCCAAGCCCTCTTCGTTTCCCCACGAGGCCGTCTCTGTGCCGTGCAGGTAGGTAATAGCCTTGCCCTGACCCAGACGAGACTTGTTGCCAGCAATTTGGTAGAACAGCCTTGACCTGTTTTTGAGGACCATCTGGTTTCTGTTGTGGGCAACCAGAGGAATCTTGTACTCCTTGGGCAACCCGTCCATGTACATGGCAAGAGTGCTGCGGAACATGTCACGGTTCTCTTCTGTGTCTGCCACCAGAGTGCCCTGCCAACCAGGGTGGGTGAACTGCCAGTACAGGTCTAGCGCAAGGCTTATCGTGGTGATGCCTAGCTGCCTGCCTTTCAAGATAACAAAGAAGTGGACATCCTCCTCCAACCCCTTCGCAATCTCCTCCATCACGTACGTCTGCGTCCCCAGAAGAGTGCCCATCTTCTTCAAGCCCTCCTCCTTTGTCTCAATCTTGAGCTCAGAGCAGAACTTGTAAAACTTCTTCAGGTCAAAGTTCATCTTGTTTTCTTGTTGTCAAACTCATCCAGATTCCACGCAAGTATGTCGCCAGCAACCTTCTTGTTCTTGGCGCAGCGGATAAGTTCCTTGTAAAAGTTCTCGCTATAACGCTCCCTCCACAAGGCCGCTAACTCAATCTTGTCCTGCTTCTTAGTGCAAGACAAAGCCTTCCTCAACTCCTGCTGTAGCAGCCTGCGGGACTCGTAAAGCTGCCTGCGCCACTGCATCTGAATATCCAATCCTGTAGCCATCAGCCGCAGCCTCCTGCACCTTCTTTATCAACATCTCCTGCCTAGCCTGCGAATAAACAAAGTGAGCCAGCAGCAGACGACACGTCTCCCGCAACTCATCTTCATCCATCCACAACAAAGCAGTCACAACACCCTCCACACCCTCACAACATCACCCTCAGTCCTGGCCTCAAACCTCCACCCCAACCGCCTGCCAGCCCTGTAGTTCGCATTCAACACCTTCGCCCTAGCCACCACAGGAACAACAAAACTGTCCCCCACCTCCATCTCCTCGTAAGGATAGGCGTACACCACCCTAGGCTTGGGCATCCCAACTCCAACTTCTTTCTCTATCGCAGCTATCGTCATCTCGCTACCTCTACATATAGCTTCATCTTACAAGCAAGTCGGGGTGGTTGCAACACCCCTTGTCGCCCTGCCAGTTCCGTCAGGGCAAAAAAAGACCAGCACAAGGGGCTGGTCGTAAGAACAGACCAAACCCAGGCTGGTCGAATGGAGAAAGACTCTCTGATTGCAAAGGCAACTGCAATCAGAAGCAAGTCTACAGGAAAAACATAAATTGAAAATTTACGTCTTGGAAAAACGTAAATTTTTTATGGGGGGTGGAAAGTGGGGGCACACAAAACCTAACATCAAAACCCATTCACCTGGGCGCATCTTGCTGATGTCTGATCGTCTAGGCTGTCTGCCTGTCCTTTTCCCGAAACACAAGCTTGCTCTGTGCTCAGGCCAGACCGGACTGGTTGACATAAGCACAACCCGTGCCTACTACCCTGATTCCCCAGCCCCTAACACCATAGCCTTTTCCTATCGATGGGCGGGAGGTGATAGCCTATGCGTTTCTTGCATAGTTTTGTGACTGGTCCTTTAGACTACTAAGTTAATGACTACTCACCTAAGCATAGTCTATAGTCATTGGACTAGTTTAGTCTATAGTCTATCGCAATGACTGTACCTAAACACACTAGGGAATCTACCTAGAAAATAGTTGTTGACATACAGTGAAACCGTGTAGAATAGAGTCTCTGCAACAGAGCAGTGTCCTAACTTAGCGGAGGTTTCCATGCAAAACATCACCACTATCAACGCCAAGGCTTTTGATCGTCTCATCAAGCCTATGGATTACGTCACCAATGGTTCAGACGTAGGCCGCTACTTTGGCACAACCAAGCGTGGCGTGCATGTAGTGGTTTGGGGTGACAAGCGTGACGATTACGATACGGCCGTCAAGCTGGTGGACTACTTGCAGCGTCACTCTGACATTTGACAGTCTAGCTCTAAGCCTGTCACAAGGCTTAGGGATGCACTGTTGCATCATTCACTAGCGGAGGTTTCCATGAATCGAGAGCAATGGTTGACTCAAGCAACTACAGAGTTGCGAGAGCTGTTTAAACATCATGGCGTTACTCTGCCTGATGCTGTTCGCTCTAGCTGTGGCTTTCCTAGCAAGTCAGCGTTGAGTGCCAAGAATCGGCGCATTGGGGAGTGCTGGAGTGCTAAGGCAAGTGCTGACAATCACGCTGAGATTTTCATATCTCCGACACTCTCCGACTCCATGCGAGTGCTTGATGTTTTGGCGCATGAGATGGTACACGCTTGCCATCCCGGAGATGGGCACGGGAAAGCGTTTAAACGTACCGCTACCGCTATCGGCCTTGAGGGCAAGATGACTGCTACTGTCGCAGGCGAGGCGTTTAAACAATGGGCAAAGCCAGTTATCGAGAGACTAGGCCCATATCCTCATGCCGAACTTGTTCCGGCTAATGCTAGAAAAAAACAGTCAACCCGCATGCTCAAATGCTACTGCCCAGAGTGCGGATATACCGTGCGGGTAGCTGGCAAGTGGTTAGAAGACATGGGCAACCCTCACTGCCCTATGCACGGAGAGATGCAGAGCGTTTAAACAATCCAGCCTGTGCCAGTGTGACAGACTGGCATGGGGTGAGGTTGTCTCACTGTTTAACTGGAGGTTTCCACCATGACCACGACACTTGACCTGACCGCTGACATTATCGACGTGCGCGACCTTATCGAGCGTTACGAAGAACTAGAAAATGAGTCGGACGGCCTGCCTAACGCTGAGGAGCGTTACCAGTTGTCATGCATTCTCAGCGACCTTAAAGGCGCAGGAGGCGACGAACAATGGCGCGGCGACTGGTATCCGCTGACCCTCATCCGTGAGTCTTACTTTCAAGACTACGCCCAAGAACTGGCAGAGGATATCGGGGCAGTCAACAGGGATGCGACATGGCCCAACAACTGTATCGACTGGAAACAGGCCGCCAGAGAACTACAGTACGACTACACCAGCACACAAATCGACGGTGTGACGTACTTTTTCCGCTAACCCTACCCTACCCCTACCCCCAGGCATTGCAAGGCGTCTGGGGGCGTTTAAACCCCTTTCCTGAGGCTTGTCAGATATGGACACTTACAAACGCTTTCCCCGAACACTGTCAGAGGCTTTCCCTGACCTCTACAGGGAACAGTTCAACCCCCTGTACCAGCCCCCGCATGACAGAAC